GAGGAAAATTTGTCAAAACAAAAAAACGATAATTATAATTTATTAACAGAAAGAGAAAAACTTATATTCCTAGCTGGAGTATTTGAAGGAGAAGGTTCTTTTGGTTTTTGGTCTAGTGGTTATAAAGGTAAAAGATATTTTGGTTTTACTATTAAAATGACCGATAAAGATATTATTGAAAGATTTATAGAGTTTTTTAAATTAGGCCGAATAGAAAAAGCTAAGGTTTATAAAGATCATCATAAACAAGCTTATGTATGGAGACTTACTGGTAAAAAAGCAATAAATGTTGTATTGCCCTTAGTCCCATATTTAGGTATAAGAAGAAAGGAGAAATTTAAAGAATGTTCCCAGCATTACAAATTGTTGCACCTTTAGCTAAAATGCTATTTAACACTATCGATAGAAGTGTTGATGATAAGGTATTAGCAGAAAAACTTAAAGCAGAAGTTCAGATGCAGTTAATGCAATCTAAAACTGAAGAACTGCAAGCTGCTGCATCTATTGTTGAAGCAGAAGCTAAAGCAGGTTGGTTTACTGCATCATGGAGACCATTATTAATGTACGTTTTAATTTTTATTATTGTTTGGAATTATATTGTTGCACCAATAGTTAAAGTATTAGGACATGGAACAATTATCTCTTTTGAATTACCTGGTGATGTATGGACTTTATTACAAATTGGTTTAGGAGGTTATGTGATAGGAAGATCTGGAGAATCTATGATGAGATCGTATGCAACAGCTCAAATGCAAAATACTCAACCACAAAATAATCCTGGAATGATTCAAAGATTTTTTGGTAATAACGCATCATCTAATAATAGTTTTGTTCCAAAAAATCCTAATCAACAATAATGTCTAAAACAATATTGGTTACAGGATCTGCAGGATTCTTAGGCTCACATCTTTGCAAACATTTATTAAAACTAGGACATAAAGTTATTGGCGTTGATAATTATATTGGTGCTGATGGAGAAAACATTGAAGATATAACAAATTCTAATTTTAGTAATTACAAATTAGATTGTGCTGATTTTAAAGCTATGCTTAAAATTAGTAAAGGCATCGATGTGCTTTATCATTGTGCCGCAACTCCACATGAAGGATTATCTGTATTTTCACCTTATACAATTACTCAAAATAATCTTATGGCAACAGTCGGTGTTGCAACAGCAGCTATTCAAAATAAAGTTAAAAGAATTATCTATTGTTCTTCTATGGCTCGTTATGGAAATCAAACAGGTCCGTTTTCCGAGGCTATGGAAGCTAGACCCGTGGACCCTTATGGTATATCAAAGGTAGCAGGTGAAGATATATTAAAAACATTATGCAAAGTTCATGACGTTGAATTGGTTATTGCTGTACCTCATAACATTATCGGACCAAATCAGAAATATGATGATCCTTATAGGAATGTCGTTTCTATATTTATTAACAGAATGTTACAGGGTAAGTCTCCTATTATTTATGGAGATGGTAAACAAACCAGATGTTTTTCTTATGTTGATGATTGTCTAAGTTCACTTTTAAAAATGTTAGATAATAAAGAAGTCGTGGGCCATGTAATTAACATCGGGCCTGATGAAGAATTTACAACGATTAAAGAGTTAGCAGAGCTTTGTGCAAATCTAACTGGCTTTAATGGTCAGTTTGAATATGTAAAAGATCGTCCACAAGAAGTAAAAAATGCAGTATGCTATTCAAAGAAAGCTAGAATAATGCTTGGCTATGAAACTAAAACTTCTTTAAAAGAAGGAGTAAAGAAAACTTATGAATATATCAAGAGCCACGGACCACGGAGCTTTAAGTATCACTTGGATTTAGAAATTATTAATGATAAGACTCCAGAAACATGGACAAAGAAATTAATATAGGTCACGTATTTTGTTTTGTAAGTTCTAAAAATACAGAACAATTTTCTAAATTAGCATTAGATAGTTTTTTTAAACATACAAAACTTACTAAAGATGATTGGTTTGTATTTATAAATAATGATAATACAGGATCATTTATAAATGCTTATCCATTTAATACCTATATTGCTAATACTAAACCTAAATCTTGGGCTGCAAACTTCAATCAAGGGTTAGATTATGCAAAAAGTATGAAAAAACATTTTGTTGTTATAACAAATGATATTATTTTTACTCCAAATTGGTTTGAACCACTAACACAACGTGATGATTGTGTGTTAATTCCATCATGTAACATAAATTATGTATATAAAAATGATGATTTTGTGTTTGATTTTGTAATTCAGCTTGAAGAATACCTTGGAAAAGAAAAATATTTAGAAGAAGTACATAAATATCACCAACAAAAATATAAATTTGATAATTTAGAAGAAAAAATCTTTATGCAAATGTTTTTAGGACGTATTCCTTATCAAATTCATAATGATATTGGTTATTTTGATGATACTTTTTCTAATTGTGGTGGTGAAGACATGGATTTTAGAATTAGATGTGCACAAAAGGGATATAAAACAATGTTAGCTAATCATTCTTTTGTTTTACACTTTCATGGTAAGTCATCTTGGGATGGAGATGAGACTACTCAACAGGAAGAAGATAGAAGACATAGTTATTTAAAACGAGGTGTTGAAAAATGGGGACAAGAGCTAACAGATATATTTATATCTGGAAAATATGCTAAAAACTTTTGTTATAAACTAGGATTACAAAAAGAATTTGACAATAACGAGTCATATAATATTATGAGAAAGCTATTAAAATGTTAGATTTTTATACAGTTCAAAGTGTTAAGAAACTTATAGAAAAGCAAATAGGTCAGATAAAAGAAGACCTTTGCTACGGTATAGACACAATAGACAAACTTCATTATTCTAGAGGTCAACTCAGAGCTTTAGAAGCTCTGCTTCAGGATCTTAATGACCTGCTGAAACGGGAGAATAATGACGATGACGACAACGACAGCTGAAGAAGTCCCAGCAAAAATTGAAGGACTTTTAAACGCCTATAAAGAGGAACAAGAAATTAAAAAAGTTCTTGATCCAAACGCAATAGAAAAATCAACTTTAGATAGAATGCCTAACCCTACGGGTTACCGATTATTGGTATTACCGTATGCTGGGCCAGCTACAACTAAAGGTGGAATAATTCTATCAGATAATTCTAAAGACACTATTCAGATGACAACTGTTTGTGCTTACGTTCTTAAAATGGGAGATCTTTGTTATAAAGATAAAGATAAGTTTCCAAATGGACCGTGGTGCAAGGAGAAAGATTGGGTAATCTTTGGAAGATATGCTGGTAGCAGATTCAAAATAGAAGGGGGTGAAGTTAGAATTCTTAACGATGATGAAATCATTGCTAAGATTGATAACCCTGCTGATATTTTGCACATGTACTAAGGAGGACACATGGAAAACAACGAAACAAAAAACTTGCAACCAAATTCACAACCTGAGGTTGAATTAGACCTTGATGGTGTGAAAGAACAATCGGTTGAATTGAAAGAAGAAGAAAACAAAAAACCTACAGCACCTAACTTAAATCTAGGTGAAGTAGATTTAGGTTATACAACTCACAATAATACAAAAGAAGATAAAGTGGATATTGAACAAGTTGAAGAACAACCTAAAGTTGAAATAAAAGTTAAAAAACATACTGAAGGGAAACCTGAAGTAGATGATTTAAGTTCATACACAGATAGCGTTAAAAAACGTATTGATAAATTAACTTATAAAATACGTGAAGCGGAAAGACGAGAACAAGCCGCAATTGAATACGCTAAAGGTCTACAAAAACAATATTCAGAAACACAAGCTAAATATTTAAATGTAGATTCTAACTATATGAAAGAATTTGATGCACGAGTTGATGCACAACGTGAGCAAGTTAAAGCTAAGTTAAAAGCTGCTCATGAGACTCAAAACGTAGATCAAATTATGCAGGCACAAGATGAGTTAACTAGGTTATCGGTTGAAAAAGAAAAGGCACGACTTATTATGAGTGAGCGTGAGGCAGCAAGAAAAACTTTTGAAAATAATCAAAAAACTCAACCTGTACAAGCACAACAACCTCAACAACAGTTACCAACACCTTCTCCAAAAGCTAAGTCATGGGCGGAGAAAAATGAATGGTTTGGTACTGATAAATTTATGACAAATTCAGCATTTTTGCTTCACGATGACTTGGTTAGTCAGGGGTTTGACGCAGATAGTGATGAGTATTATAATGAGGTAGATAAACGTATGAAGGATTTATATCCTCAGCGTTTTGCATCATCTCAGGAATCTGAGGTGAATCAGGAGCAAAAGAAACCCGTCCAAACTGTTGCTTCTGCAGGTAGAAAACAACAAGGACGCAGAACTGTGAAACTCACCAAATCACAGGTGGCTATTGCTAAAAAATTAGGGGTGCCACTAGAAGAATACGCTAAATACGTGAAGGAGGTATAATATGAGCGATAAAATAAAAAATAGAACTTCACGCGAGTCAGAAGTAAGAAATAAGGATCTTCGTAAGAAGCCTTGGACTCCACCGTCAAGTCTGGATGCACCACCTGCACCAGCTGGTTTTTGTCATAGATGGATAAGAATCGAGACCATGGGTTTTCAAGATACAGCAAACGTATCGAAAGCTCTAAGAGAAGGTTGGGAATTTGTGAGATCTGAAGAAATTAAAAATACTTTAGGAGATCATGATTACCCAGTTATTCACGATGGTAAGTATGCAGGTTTAATCGGGGTTGGCGGCCTTGTGTTGGCAAGGATACCAGAGGAGATTATGAAAAGTCGAGCTGAGTATTTTCAAAAAATTACTCAAGATAGAATGACATCGATTGATAATGATCTTATGAAGGAACAACGACCAGGGATGCCTATCAATATTGATAGACAATCTCGAGTAACTTTTGGTGGTGGACGTAAGTCATAATTATTTGGCAAAAGTCGACTACTGTAAATTAATATAAACTATAACGGAGTAATATAAATGACAAACATAGTTGAAAAAACTGGTCTTAGACCAGCTCGACAATTAAATGGTAGTCCATTTATTAATGCTCAAAACAGATATAGAATTGCAGCAAATAATTCTACAGCTATATTTCAAGGTGACGTGGTTCAGCCATTAACTTCTGGAACTATAACTAGAGGAATTGCTAATACTTCTACAGCTGTTGTGGGTGTTTTTAATGGTTGTTTTTATACAGATCCAACAACGCAAAAACCAACATGGAAAAATTACTATCCAGGTTCAATCAATGCAAGTGACATTACAGCATTTGTAATTGATGGCCCAGATACAGTATTTGAAGTAGATGCTAACGGTACTTTTGCAGTTGCAGATTTGTTTCAAAACTATTCACTAACTAACGTAACAGGAAGTACACTTTCTGGAATTTCTCAAGTTCAATTGGACGTGAGCAATTCAGGAGTAGCGTCTACTTTCCTAGTACAAGCGATTGATATTTCTGGAAGCCCAGTAAATAGCGATGTATCTTCTAACAACTTAAACGTGTTAGTAAGAATCAGCAATCACTTCTACAAACAACAAACAGGTATATAATAGGAGAATATAACTATGGCTATCACACGTAATCAGCTAGTTAAAGAACTAGAGCCAGGATTGAATGCCCTATTCGGCCTGGAATACAACAGATACGACAACGAACATGCAGAAATCTTCGCAACAGAAACTTCTGAAAGAGCATTTGAAGAAGAAGTTCAGTTAACAGGATTTGCTAATGCGTCAGTCAAACAAGAAGGTGCTTCAGTAGTATTTGATAATGCTTCAGAAGCTTACACATCTAGATACACTCACCAAACAATCGCTTTAGCGTTTGCTATAACTGAGGAAGCTATCGAAGATAACCTTTATGACAGATTAGCTGCTCGATACACAAGAGCATTAGCTCGTTCTATGTCACAAACTAAACAAACAATTGCAGCAAATATATTGAATAATGGTTTCAATACTTCTGGCTCATACAATGGAGGTGACGGAGTTTCTTTATTAAACACAGCTCACCCTCTTGCTAATGGCGGAACTTTTAGAAATACATTGTCAACTGCTGCTGACTTGTCTGAAACATCACTTGAGCAATCATTAATTGATATTGCTGCGTTTGTTGATGAAAGAGGATTAAAAGTTGCTCTACAAGGTAGAAAATTGGTTATTCCAAAAGAATTACAATTTACTGCTGAGAGAATCTTAAAATCTCCTTTATCTACAACTTTACAAAGTGGTGTAGCAAGTAACAACATCAATGCTATCTTGAATATGGGAATGATTCCTGAAGGTTATAGAGTTAATCACTTCTTAACTGACACGAATGCTTTCTTCATTATGACGGATGCTCCAAACGGATTAAAAGAATTCGTAAGAGCTCCTATTAAGACAGCTATTGAAGGTGACTTTGACACTGGCAACGTAAGATTTAAAGCGAGAGAAAGATACAGCTTCGGTTGGTCAGATCCTCGTGGAATCTACGGCTCTCCAGGTGGAAGTTAATAGATAGAATTATTTACTGGGGTGTACTTTACGCCCCAGTAAATCTTAGATAGAATAGCACTATGAAATCAGATATTCAGGCAACAACAATTACAGCCGCAGACACAACTACAGCAGTTATAACTCCATCAATAAGATTAAGAGCTATTATTGTAACTGCAAACAGTTCAACAGCTACAGGACAAATTATATTAAATAATGGAACAGCTTCAGGTTTTAAAGAATTTGACGCAAAGGTAGCACCGAATTCAATACTTACATTAAATTTACCATTAGATGGAATTATATTTCCAAATGGTATATTTGTTTCAACAGTTACTAACATTGCATCAGCAGTATTAATAACTGACAAATATAACGCACCAGGACCTTCTTACAATTAACAACCATAATATAATTTATGGCTACTAAATACGGAATTCAAAAAAGAGGAACAGGTAAAGCTGTTGGTGGTTTTGATATTGGAGGAGTTGCAAATATTTATGGAAACATTGCACAAGGAATGCCAATGGTTTCTACAATTGCTCAACAACAACAAAATATGTTTCCTAGTGAAACAAATTTAAAAAGTCAAGGAAATTTTCAAACAGCTACAGGACAAACACAACAACAAGCAGCTACAACTCCAACTCAGGGTCCTAATGGAGTAGCGTTTAGACCACTTTCACCAGTCACATCTAAAAAAGGTGGAATGACAAAGAAAAAAAAGAAATAATTTACATTGATTAGATTTTAAATTAGTGTTAAACTAATTTAAAAAAAGGAGTTTATTATGACAATAACTACTATCGAACAAAAACTAGCATTTATATGGAAAGCTGCTAAGGCTATATTAATGATCCATATTCATATTATTGAACATACTTATAGTATTGTAAAAAATATTATTGTAGCAATCATTGCTGGTTTCTCTAAAAAAAATGTTGTAGCTGTAGATACAACAACTAGCACAAATACTGTTACTAAGTAATTAATTTTAATTATTTATTACAATGACATATTTAACATCTATAAAAGATGGTTTTGTTTATCTTTTATATCTTATATTATGGTTGAGTATTTTAGGTGGCATAATTTTATTATTTATGACAACTTGTGCTTGTGCTGTATTAAAAACAGTATTCTATAAAGTAAAAAATAAATTTCGTAAATGAAATGTGTTTATAGATTATGGATTGGCATTTGTTGCTTATTAAAACAATGTAAATGTAAAAATGCAAAAAATCATTAAAGATATTATTTACGCTATTTTTGCAGCGTTTATACTAGGGTTTATTATTGGAACATTTTTTCCAAATGGAATTACTCAACAAAAAAATAACCATAAATTTATGGCATGGGCCAGAAGCCTCGGATTTGGACCCCCCAAATTCGAGTATAATAATAATAAAGAATACATCACATCTTTAAAAAAATGTATTGATTATATCAATTTTGATCTTTACCCTTCCGAACAAATTAATACCGAACTTATAATAGCCCAATCAATCGTTGAAAGTGATTATGGTAATTCTCGTTTTGCTAGAGAAGGTAATAATTTATTTGGAATTAGAGTTTGGAGTAAAGATGGAATACTTCCTTATCATCAATCAGAATCAATTAATTGGCGTATAAAAACATATAAACATAAATGTGATTCAGTTGCAGATTACATTAATTTATTAAATACTAAACAAGTATATGCAGAATTTAGACATGTTAGAAAATCTTCTTGGATTCAAGACCCTATAAAATTAGCTAAAACCCTTAATAATTTTTCAACTAATAAGGAATATGAACAGAAGATAGTTGAAGTAATACACAAAATGAGAGAGAATAAGTAAATATGGCAATTGCAAGATCATCAGAATATAAACAAGTCGAAGGACATTTAAGAGGTGCTAAACCATCTAAAGCTATGCTTAAAGATGGTGGAGAATCAAAACCAGGATTATATGCCAACATTAATAAAAGAAAAAAATTAGGAATTAGTCGTCCAAAATCTAAATCAACTATTTCTAAAGAAGCATATTCTAATATGAAAAAAGGATTTCCAGATAAAAAATCAAAAGGTGGATTAATTCATAAAGATAATTATGAAATGAGATGTGTTAATGATTATACAAAGGATTTGCTATGATGTTATCTCGTGGAATGGGTAAAGCATATTTAGCAAGTGGTGGAACACCAGCTTGGCAACGCAAAGAAGGTAAAAATCCAGAAGGTGGTTTAAATGAAAAAGGTGTAGCATCTTATAGACGTGAACATCCAGGATCTAAATTATCTACTGCAGTTACAACTAAACCATCAAAATTAAAACCAGGATCAAAAGCAGCAAATAGAAGAAAATCTTTTTGTAGCAGAATGAAAGGGATGAAAGCTAAATTAACTTCTGCTAAAACTGCAAGAGATCCAGATTCAAGAATAAATAAATCATTAAGGAAATGGAATTGTTAATATGCCAGATGATAAAGAAGATTTAAAACCAAATGAAAATATATTAGACTTTGCAAAAAGAGCAGGAAGTAATGCTGCAGCTCAATATCAAGCTGAACAAAGAGCAAAGAATGTAGATAAAGCTACATTACAAAAAACAGGACAATATTATTTTGAATTTAAAAAAGGCGGTTCAACTAATTGGATTCAAGGAGCAATTAAAAAACCAGGGTCATTAAAAGAATCTTTAGGAGTAAAAAAAGGAGAAAAAATTCCAGCTAAAAAATTAGCAGCAGCAGCTAAAAAACCTGGTCTAATGGGTAAAAGAGCAAGATTAGCTGAGACTTTAAAAGGACTTAAAAAATAACAAAAGTGAAGTATATATCAATTAAATAAAATAAGGTATTATTATAATTATGGAAGAATATAAAAAAGACCCAGTAACTGAAATACCAGAAGAAGAAGGTCTGGAATTTGAAAACGTAACTACTACTGACCCTATTTACGAACCAGGTGTTGGTGGGTATAACAAAGAACCAAAAAGAATGGTTAAAGGTCAAAAACCATTACAAGTTAAAAAACAATACTTCGGAGAATATTAATATGGGAATGAAGAATTATCAAAAGTCTAAAATTACTCCTGCTTATGCTACTGAAAAAGAAATGAAGATCATGGCAGCAGGTGAAGAAAACGTAAAGACAAGCCAAGTAAGAGCAGCAGGATCTAAGAAATCAACTAAGAAGTAGGTTATGAAGAATGACTACTTCTGGAACTACAACATTTGATTTAAACATAGACGATGTCATAGAAGAAGCCTATGAACGTTGTGGTGTTAGAACAAATTCAGGTTGGAATATAAAATCAGCAAGAAGAAGTTTAAATCTTTTATTTTCTGAATGGGGAAATAGAGGATTACATTTATGGAAAGTAGTTTTACAAGTAACTCCTATGGTTTCAGGACAACCTACTTATTCAACTCCATTAGATTGTAGTGATGTATTAGAAGCATATATCTCAAGCACATCTGATGTAGAATTAACAACTAAAGATTTAACATTAAGTAAAATAGATAGATCAACTTATGCTTCTTTACCTAATAAAGGACAAATTGGTCAACCTTCACAATATTACGTAGATAGACAAATTAATCCAACAGTTAATTTATATCTTTGTCCAAATAATAGTATTTATCAATATGTAAAATATTATTATATTTCTAGAATTCAAGATGCAGGTAATTATACTAATACAACAGATATGCCTTATCGTTTTTTACCATCTATGGTTTCAGGACTTGCTTTCTATTTATCACAAAAAGTAGCACCAGAAAGAATTCAAAATTTAAAACTATTGTATGAGGACGAACTACAAAGAGCACTGGAAGAAGATTCTCAAAGAGCCAGTATATTTATTTCGCCTTATACTTATTTTGGTAGAGGTGTATAATGCCATTTGCACGAGGTTCAAAAGCTTTAGCAATATCAGATAGATCTGGACAACAATTTCCATATCGTGAAATGAGAAAAGAATGGAATGGTTCTTTTGTTCACTATACAGAATATGAAGCAAAACACCCACAATTAGATCCACGTCATCATAAGGCAGATGCACAAGGCCTTAGAGATGCTAGATCTGATGTTACAAGAGGTACTGATGTTAATGTTAATTTAAATTTAAATTATTGGAGTGGACAATTTACTAGCAATGGTATGCAACCAGGTATTAGT